AGGGAAGCATTGCAGCAGTACCAGTATTGCTTAATCTTGAACACGATCGCACACGCCGCATTGGCAAGACATTGACAATTGAGGCAAACGAGCAAGGCATTGACGCAACATTTAAGATCGCCAACACAACAGCTGGCACAGACGCGCTAGTTGAGGCAAGCGAAGGTTTGCGAGACGGTTTTAGCGTTGAGGTTTATTTTGACGAGTACGAGACACTTAAAGACGGCACAGTGCGGATTATTAAGGGTGAAATGACTGGTGTCGCATTGACGTCAGAGCCTGCAATTAGATCAGCTCGCGTCAACGAGGTCGCAGCTACAACAGGTGATGAGCCTGAGATTTCTGACTCAACAGTTGAGCCAGAGGAAACACCAACAACAGAAGGAGACGAAGTGGACAACACCGTCACAAACGCGGAAACCGTCGAGACGGTAGAAGCTGCTCAGTCAGTCACAGCAAATGCAAAGCCAGCCGTAGGCGGTTGGACGTCAAAGCCACGCCTAGAGTTTACAGCTGCAAAGTATTTGGAAAACACAATCCGCGCCTCACTTGGCGAGGAGTCAGCACGTCAGTATGTCGCAGCGGCAGATGACACAACCGACAACGCAGGTCTTGTGCCTACACGTCAGTTGACAGAAGTCATCAACGGACTTGCTAACTCAACACGATCAGCAATTGACGCAATCAGCCGTGGCGTTTTGCCTGATGCTGGTATGTCATTTGAGATCCCAAAGATCACAACAATGCCAACAGTTGCTGAAACAGCAGAAGCAGGCACACCAAGCGAAACAGATCAGGCTTCAAGTTTCTTGTCAGTTACAGTCAAAAAGTATGCTGGACAGCAAACATTTAGCGTCGAATTGCTAGATCGCACATCACCGTTATTCTTTAACGAGCTACTGAACAACATGTCAGCAGCTTATGCGAAGGCAACAGACCTTGCTGTTTACACAGCATTGGCAGCTGGTGCATCAGCTGATGCAACAACGCTAACAACATACCCAACAGCTGCTGAGTTGCTTGGTTTTGTTTCACGCGGTGCTGCTTCTGTTTACTCAAACACACAAGGCTTTGCAACAAACATTTTGGCAAACACAAGCCAGTGGGCAAACCTAATGACACTTAACGACTCAGGTCGTCCAATTTACATGGCGTCAAATCCGAGCAATAGTGGCGGCGTCGTGCGTCCCGACAGTATCCGTGGCAATGTCGCTGGTCTAGATTTATTTGTGACAGCCAACGTACCGTCAGCAAATGACACTGACAAAGATGACTCAATGCTTATCATCAACCCAAGTGCTTACACATGGTACGAGTCACCAACATACCGCTTGCGTGCAGACGTAATCGCGTCAGGTCAAATCGCAGTATCTGTATACGGTTACGGCGCAATTGCAACCAAGATTGGTGCAGGCGCGTTTGGTATCAACAAGACCTGATAACAACCCACTAATCATGCGGCGATTTCTCCCGAGGTCGCCGCAGCAGTCGAAAGGAAACGGACATGCCAGCCATTGTCACAGCTAGTCAGTTGCGCACGGTGCTTGGCGTGTCCGTTTCACTTTACAGCGACGCTTATTTGGACGAGATCATTAACACCAGCGAGGACGTCATTTTGCCTATGCTTGTTGCAAACGTCTCAGGCATTGACGCTTACAAACTCAAAGATAACGTAGCGTCATTTTTTACAGTCCGTGAGCATTATTTTGTAACTGGTCAGTCAATTGTTGTTACAGGTTTGCCTGCACCATTTACCGCAACCTTTACAGTCGTTGACAGCGCGCCTTATTACTTTACCGCAGCACTCACAAATGCAGACGTAACAATGCGTCCAATCGTGCCAAACGGCAAGGCAACCTTGTCAGGTTACTCAGCTGCGCAGTTGTATGCAGCTACACCAGCAATTGAGTCAGCAATCTTGGCTGTTAGCGTTGAGGTCTTTCAATCGCGCGTTGCAGCTGGTGGGCAGATCGAGGGCGTTGACTTTACAAGCTCGCCTTACCGTATGGGTCGCAGCTTGACTAACCGCGTCAGCACATTGCTTATGCCTTACCTAGACGCTGAGACAGTGTGTCAATAAATGCCAGCAAACTCAATTGCCGAGACACGATCAGACTTAGCGACAGCCTTTAGCGCGCTTTCTGCCAACGTATACCCAAGCGTGCCAGAGTCACCAATACCGCCTGCCATTGTCGTCGTACCTGACAGTCCTTACATGGAAGTTGTGTTAATCGGCAAGTCAAAAACTCAGGTCAAACTTAATTTTGCAATCACAGCAATTGTCGCGAGCAACAGCAATGCAGGCTCACTAGACAATTTAGAACAGCTCATAATCGGAATTCTTGCTGCAATGCCAGCAGGATACGTCGTTGGCGTTATTGAAAAGCCGACCGTGTTGGAAGTAGGACAAAGTCCAATGCTGGTGGCAGACATTAACGTTTCGACTTATTACACACAAACTAACTAGGAGACAAAATGCCAACGACAATCATCACTGGTCGCGATTTAGTCGTGACCATTGCAACAGTTAACTACGACGCACAGGCGACCAGCGCAGTGCTTTCTGTGGACTCAACAGTAGAGACATACCAAACACTTGACGGCAAGGCTTACAAGCACATTGACGATCAGTGGACTTTCGACATTTCAATGCTTGCAGACTGGGGCGCGGCTTCATCACTTTGCGAGGCACTATGGACAGCATGCGAGACAGCACCAAACACAGTTTTGGCAGTCTCAATGACAGCAGTCACTGGCGCAGTCTTTGCATTTAACGTCATGCCAGTATTTCCAAACGTCGGCGGTTCAGCACCAGATGCACAGACCGTTGATCTATCATTTGTAGTGGTTGGAACACCAACCGAGACATTTAGCTAAAAACTACTAATCGGGAGACAAAATGAAGCTACCAATTACAATTGAATACAACGACGGCACGCAGGCTACTTTCACAGCTGCGCCGCCTGAGTGGGTTAAGTGGGAAAAGAACACAGGCAACACAATTGGGCAGGCGCAGGAAAAAATGGGTCTTAGTGATCTTATCTTTCTTGCATACCACGCAATGAAACGCGAAGCAGCAGGCAAGCCAGTCAAAACATTAGATGTTTGGACTGAAACTATTGCAGACGTGGTTGTCGGTGAAGCAAACCCAAAAGTTACCCAGTCGGAAGCCTTAGCAGAATAGTCTGGGAGGTAGCCTTAGCAACAGGGTTGCCACCAGACGCTTTTGTTGAAGCTGAGGACATACTTACAGCTATTGAAATTATGGAGAGGCGCAACAGTGGCAAGTGAGGCGATCACATACGACAAGGCTGAGTTGCGCTCAATAATGCGTGCATTTAAGGCAATGGACGACGAAGCAATTTCGCAAGCCAAGCAAGCAAGTAGCGAGCTAGCAGAATACGTCAGAGGTCAGATCGTTGCAGCTGCTGCCACTCGCACGCGCAACCGTTTAGACAACAAAGTTGCAGAAGGTGCAAAAGTGTCAAAGTCATCAAAGGTCGGCGAAATTAGTTTTGGTTTTGCTGGACAGAAGTTAAGCGGTGGCGGCACAACACAGCAGTTATGGGGCGGCGTGGAGTTTGGGTCTAACAAATACAAGCAATTTCCAGTCTGGTCAGGTCGGGAAGGCAGAGGCTCGCGCGGTTGGTTTATTTACCCGACGCTGCGATCTGCACAACCTGAGATCATCAAAAAATGGGAAGATAGTTTTAGTAAAATAGTTAAGAGGTATGACTAATGGCTGGTAGTCGTACCCTCAAATTATCTATTCTTGCAGAGACAAAAGACTTAGTCGACGGCTTAGCAAAAGCCAACAAAAGCACTGAGACATTTGGCGATAAGGCAACAGAGTTTGGCAAGAAGGCTGCACTGGCATTTGCCGTGGCTGGTGCTGCCGCGTTGGCATTTGCAGGCGACGCAGTCAAAGCAGCGGCACAAGATCAAGCTGCGCAGGAGAAGTTAGCCGAGACAATTAAGGCAACAACAAACGCGACAGCTGCTCAGGTGGCAGGCGTTGAGGACTACATCACCAAAACGTCAATTGCAATTGGTGTGGCAGACGATCAGCTGCGACCAGCATTTAGCCGTTTGGTGCGAAGTACGCAAGACGTTGAGGAAGCACAGCGACTACTTAACCTGGCACTTGACCTAAGCGTTGCAACAGGCAAGCCAGTTGAAACAATTAGCAATGCGCTAGGCAAGGCATACGACGGCAACACAACAGCGTTGGCACGTCTTGGTCTAGGACTTGACGCCAACCTGATCAAGTCAAAAGACAATGAAAAGATTATCAGCACGCTAGAAACTACCTACGGCAGGTTTGCCGAGGGCGCAGCTGAGACGGCAGCAGTTAAATTTGAGCGCATACGCATTGCAACAGACGAGGCAAAAGAGTCAATTGGTGCTGCGCTGCTGCCTATTGTTGAGGAATTGTCAGACTTTATTTTGACAACAGCCGTGCCAAATTTAGAGACGTTTATTAACGCGTTGACGGGTAAGGGCAGCTTGCAAGAGGCAACAGACGACGGCACAGCTGGTGCGTATAAGTTTGGCGAGCAAGTCAAAAAGGTATTAAAAACGATCGTCGATCTTAAAGACGAGCTAATAATTGTCGGTGGTGTCATTGCTGGTTTGTTTGTTGTCTCAAAAATAAGCGCGGCGGTCTTAGCCACAATTGCCATAATAAATACTCTAATTAAGGCATACAACGCATTGAAAGCGTCAGCCATTGTGGCAGGCATTGCAACAGCCTTTGCCTTAAACCCTTTGCTAGGCGTTGGCGCGGTTGCCTTAGCTGCGTCGGTTTTAGCAGGGGCAAACGCGTTAATTGGTAGATCAGACGTGGCAGGAATAGAAGCACCGTCTACTGGGTCTATACCGTTTGCGTCAGGCTTTGCACCAGCAGCAGGTGGCAAGGTTGTCGTACCAGTCGTGCCAGTCGTGCCAAAGGTTACAGGTGCAGCAAGTGGCGTTGCGGCAGCAGCTACTGTTGCAGCTGGTGCAGCAGCAGCGAGCAACGTGGTTGCAGGCTCATTTAATGCTGGCAGTTTTAGAGCGGCTGAGGCAGCAAGCATGGGCACGACAATTAATCTAAGCGTCACAGGTGCGTTTGACAAAGAGGGCACAGCACGCACAATTGTTGACACATTGAATAACAGCTTCTATCGCGGTACAGGCGGCGCAAGTAACCTGCAAATAGCATGACGCAGTGGTCGCCAATTTGGCTGGTAGAGCTTGACGGTGTTGAGTACACAGACGCCGTCTTGGCTAACCTGACAATACGCACAGGTCGCACAAACATTTATGAACAGGCACAGGCAGGCTACGTCAATTTAGAATTGCTGGACGTCAATCAAACGGCAATACCTGTCAGCATTAACAGCACAATAGGTGTTTCAGTTAAGGACACGGCAGGTGTTTATGTGCCAATCTTTGGCGGCAACGTCGTAGACATTGGCTTAGAGGTGCGCGACGTAGGCAGCACAATGTTTACCCAGACTTATAGCATTACAGCACTTGGCGCATTATCTCGTTTGCCCAAGTTTATTTTTACAGACGCATTGCCACGCGACTTTGACGGTGATCAGATTTTTGACGTGTTGTCACAAATTCTATTTTCAAGCTGGGCGCAAGTACCTGGTGCATTAACGTGGGCAACCTACGACCCGACAGAGACGTGGGCAAACGCAGGCAATACTGGACTTGGTGAAATTGACCGCCCAGGTAATTATGACCTTGCAGCTCGTGGTGGTGCGTTCGACCCTATCGACGCATACAGCCTTGTGTCGGCATTGGCAACGTCTGGTCTTGGCTACATTTACGAGGACGCACAAGGACGCATTGGCTATGCCGACAGCACCCACCGCACGACTTACTTAGCAGCCAATGGTTACGTCGATCTCGACGCCAATCAAGCCAGGGCAGCAGGTTTGCGAATTGACACACGCGTTGGCGACGTACGCAATGCCATAACGATCAAGTACGGTGCAAACTCAACAAGTGACGTGTCAGCTAGTGATGCAACCTCAATTGCCACATACGGCAACCTTGCCCAGATTATTACAACAACCCTGCATGACTCAGCAGACGCAAACTCACAAGCTGCCTTTTACTTAGAATTGCGCGCCAATCCTGAGCCTATTTTTAGTGCAATTACATTTGACCTGACAAACCCAGAAATAGACAACTCAGATCGCGACAACCTGCTCAATTGCTTTATGGGTGAGGCGATAGCACTCAACAATTTGCCACTTAACATGAGCAGTGGTACGTTTCAAGGCTTTGTTGAAGGCTGGTCTTTTCAGGCGTCCTACAACCGTTTGTCTATAACCTTGCTGTTGTCACCATTGGCATACAGCTTGCAGGCAATGCGCTATAACGACGTACCAATTACGGAGACATACAACAGCGTGTCGCCGACCCTAGAATGGCAGTATGCGACAATAGTCGCTTAGACAAGGAGACAAAGTGGCAAATCCAACAACGAACTATGGTTTTGTGTTACCAACAAGCACTGATCTAGTCACCGACCTTCCAGCCGATTTTGACGTGGCATTGCAGGGCGTTGACACAAGACTTAAAGCATTACAACCAGGCACAACGCTGGGCGATCTTTCGTATTCATCAGCTACAGCAAACACAAATACACGTTTGGGCATTGGCACGACTGGTCAAGTTTTAGCAGTTTCAGGTGGCGTACCTGCATGGACAACAACATCAGATGTAACACCTTTAACGACAAAAGGCGATCTATTTACTTTTACAACAGTCGATGCTCGTATTGGAGTTGGGGCAAATAACACCGTGCTTACCGCAGACTCAGCAGAAGCAACTGGCATGAAATGGGCAGCACCCGCAGGCGGTGGAAAAGTCGCTCAGGTTGTTTCACTTGCTGGAACAAATACGGTTGCATTAACTACATCAAATCAAACTGTAGAGTCACTTTCAATCACGCCGACTACAAACACCAGCAAGATCTACGCCTCAATTACAATTATTTTGGTCAGCAATAATGCAACAACTTCAAGCGACTCAAGCGTTCAGGCAACCTTGTTTCGTGGTGCTACCGCTTTAGGCAATGCGTCAAAAAACCAATCGGCTGGCATGACAGTAAGTGTCAACGACGGCGGCAATGACTTAACTATTCCGCTAATTTATTTAGACTCCCCAGCAACTACATCAGCAACAACTTATAGTGTCCAAGCAAAAGACATTTGGACTACAAGAACCAGTTATGCACAATCTTGCTACATTACACTTTGGGAGATACTTGCATGAAAGACCTAAATTTCTTAAACGCAATCAACGAATTAACAAATGGTGTTGGATTTAAGATTGTTGGAATTGATCTTGACACTTTGGAAATTGCCGACAAATCTGCAAAACCAACTTTGGCACAAATTCAAGCAAAAGTGGTCGAATTAGAAAACAACAAGGCAACCGCTGCGGCAGCAAAAGCAACGGAAAAGGCTGCATTGCTTTCCAAATTGGGTATCACTGACGACGAAGCAAAATTGTTGTTATCGTGACTTATCCTGACGGCACAAATGCCAGGTTGATCGAAGTCGCCGCAGCTCAGGTTGGCACGATCGAGGAAGGCGACAACCTTACAAAGTACGGCAAATTTACAAAGGCTGACGGTTTGCCCTGGTGCGGTAGTTTTGTCAATTGGTGTGCTGCACAAGCTGGTGTGAAAATGCACAGCGTTGTGGGCACAGCTGTTGGTGCGCATAAATTTAAGGAAATGCAACGCTGGTCAACTATGCCGCAGCTGGGTTATTTGGCTTTTATGGACTTTCCACATGACGGCATAGATCGCATTTCACACATTGGAATTGTTGTCGGACTTATTGACACAAAGACATGCTTAACCATTGAAGGCAACACGTCTGGGACAGGCGATCAACGCAATGGTGGCATGGTTATGGTTAAGGTCAGGTCATACGGAGAAGGCAAAGAAATTGTTGGGTTTGGAATTCCCAAATTTACGCCATACAAAGGCGATTACCCAACAGTCGAAATACCAAAATCGGGAACAAAACCGACAAAGGAGAAAACACAAAAATGGACAAAGCAAAAGCCGTAGCAGCCTCATGGGCGCGATCATTTATGGCAGCAGCACTTGCCTTATACATGGCAGGTGTAACTGACCCAAAGACATTAGCAATGGCAGGGGCAGCAGCTGTTGCACCAGTCATTTTGCGTTGGCTCAATCCAAACGACAAAAGTTTTGGCAACTTGGGGAAGTAGCCAGAAGCTCACAGCGGCAGGGTTGGTTTGGGCACTTGCACTAATCCTGACCGCTTGTGGGTATCAAGGCTGGACGCGCTATGAGTGTCAAAAATACGAAAATTGGTCAAAGCCAGAGTGCAAGAAACCGCAATGCCTCCCCAC